TAACAATAAGAGAGAAGACTTGGCGAATGTTATTTATAACATCTCACCAACAGAAACTCCATTTATGTCTAGCATTGGTACTGGTTCAGCTAGTGGCACAAAGCATGAGTGGCAAACAGATAGTTTAGCAGCAGCAGCAGCTAACCTAGTAATTGAGGGTGATGACTCTCCAAGCAGAGCTTTAACAGCTACTTCAAGACTATTAAACTACACACAGATTTCTACAAAACCTGTAGTAGTTACTGGTACTCAAGAAGTTGTTAACAAAGCTGGTGTTTCTTCAGAGATGGCTTATCAAATAGCTAAAGCTGGTAAGGAACTAAAAAGAGATATGGAACTAGACATGACTGGTAAACAGGCAGCAGCAGCAGGTTCTTCAGGCACAGGTCGTGCTTCAAGAGCATATGAGTCTTGGTGTAATACCAACGAACTTCATGGTGCTGGTGGTTCTACTAACGGAGCTGGTGCAGTTACTGATGGTACTCAAAGAGTACTAACAGAAGCACTTTTAAAATCAAACTTAAAAGCATGTTATGACCAAGGTGGTAATCCTGACCTATTGTTAGTTGGTTCATTCAACAAACAAAAAGTATCAGGCTTTACTGGTAACTCTACTCGTATGGACATGGCAGAAGATAGAAGTCTAGTGGCTACTATTGATGTTTATGTTTCTGACTTCGGTGAAGTTAGAGTAGTAGCTGACAGGATCTTAAGAAGTTCAGGAAGAACTGCACTTGTGGTTGATACAGAAATGTGGTCAGTTGCATATCTAAGACCTTTCGGTGTACAAGACTTAGCGAAAACTGGTGATGCTGAGAAAAAGCAATTACTAGTTGAATATACTTTAGTTGCTAAAAATGAAGCAGCTAATGGTAAAATCGCTGATTTAACTACATCATAATAAAATTTTACTTTCCTCATAGTTAGTAAAGGGTGGGGTTTTGCACTCCAATGTTTCCCCACCCACCTAGATACATTAATGATGGCCTTGAAGAACGTATCGCTTCGGAACGAGGGTCGTTAATATGGAGAATATTTAATGAGAACATTAAATGATTATTTTGTAAACGCAGAGATAGAAGATATATCTACTGCATCAAGTACGTTTGTACCAATACCTGATGGTGGTAGAGTAATTAAAATTATTACTGCACTACAAGGAGCTATTGGAACTGCAAATGGTGGTATTAGTTTTGAAATTGGTGGCACTGCTATTACTGGTGGTGGCATTACAGTAACTCAATCAGGATCAGCAGCAGGTGATGTTGACACAGCAGAACCTACAGCAGCTAATAGAGTTGAAGAAGATGGTTCTATTGAAATGATTACAAATGGAGCATCATCAAATGCAGTTAAACTATTAGTAACATTCGTAATTAGGAGATAAGCATGGCAAATTGGTTAGGTGGTTACAGAGTAATAGCGAATCACACAAGAACGACAAGTAGCTCATCAGCACAAACATCGGCTTTCAATGATAGTATTGAATATGTAAGAGTAACAACTACTGGTCCAGTATTTATTGAGTTTGGAGCAAATCCTACAGCAGCAACTGCAACTTCAATATACATGGCAGGAGATGAATCTATCATATTTAAAATAGATGGTGGCATGAAAATGGCAACCATTCACGCTAGTGGAACACCTACTGTTTTTGTTCAGGAGCTTAGTGAATAAATGAAAAGAAGGCTAGGAGATGGCGAAACCTTTCATTTTTCAGAACATTCAGGGGAATTTGCAATACAATACAAATCCCCTGATTTGTCTAAATTGATACAAAACAATAAAAGACTACAAGAGGAAGATCATCACATGAGAGATGACTTTCGTTTATGTGCTAGAATACCAGTAATGGTTGCACAAGAATGGAAGATTAAATTTGGAATTGATATAAACAAAAAACAAGATATGAAGGCTATTAAGAAATTACTTAACAGTCCTGATTATAAATATTTAAAGACAACTAGTAGAGTAATATAATGGCAATATCAACATACGCAGAACTCAAAACATCTATAGCAAACTGGTTAGATAGAAGTGATTTAACCGATGTTATTCCTGATTTTATTGCTTTAGCTGAAACAAGACATAAAAGAGATTTTAAGATTAGAAGAATGGAAACTAGGGTAACAGCTAATACTATAGCTGATACTGAGTATTATACTTTACCTGATAATTATATTGCTATGCGTAATATAAAACTTAACACAGATCCTAAAACTCCTTTAGAGTTTTTAACGCCTGAAATAATGGATAGATTACAAGCAGGAAGTAGCGTGGGTTGTCCAAAATCTTATTCAATTAAAGGCAACGATATACAAATTAGACCTATTCCTGATGGTGTTTATGAAATAGAAATAGCTTATTACAAAACATTTACTCCTTTATCAGACTCTAATACTACAAACGATATGCTTACACATCACCCTGATGTTTACTTATATGGTGCGTTAGTCGAAGCAGAACCTTATTTACAAAATGATAAAAGAATACAAGTTTGGTCTGGATTTTATGACAGAGCCAAAGAAGATATTATAAAATCAAACGAGAGAGATAGACACTCAGGCACAGCACCTGTAACAAGAATTGACTACGGATTATATTAATGACTACATGGACTATAGTTTCTACAGATTCTACGACATGGAGTGTTATACAAAATACATCTGAGGGATATTTTGAAACAGAAGATAATTTAGATTTATTAGTAACAGAAACAGGATTACTGTTTCAACAAGAAGGGGGAGTTGTTATAGCTCCTGATGACTGGCAAGATACTCCAGCTACAGCAACTACAACATGGACTGAACAATAAATGGCAACACAAAAGTTTACAGATTTAACAGCAACAACAACTCCTAATACAGAATCTGTATTTGCTATCGCTTATTCAGGTTCTAACTTTAAGTTAACTATTACAGATTTAGCATCTAACTTACCAGCAGTTACAGCAACAAGTTTAACATCTTCAGGTACATTAACTACATCAGGCAACGCTACTATAGGTGGTGATTTGACGATATCAGGCGATGATCTGACTATGGGTACAAACACAAGTGGTGCAGCTTTAATAGCCGATGGAACGAATTTTAATCCTGTGGTTATATCAGGCGATATATCTATAGGTACTACAGGTACAGCAGCGATTGGTACAGGCGTTATTGTTAACGCTGATGTCAATGCAAGTGCAGCTTTAGCTTTTTCTAAGATGGAAAACCTAACAGCATCAAGAGCATTAGTATCAGATGGTAGTGGAGATGTATCGGTATCAGCAGTAACATCTACTGAAGTAGGATATTTAGATGGCGTAACATCAGCAATACAAACACAATTAGATGCAAAAGCATCATCAAGTTATGTACCTACTGCAATTACAGTTGCAGATGAATCCTCAGACACTACTTGTTTTCCCTTGTTTACAACGGCAGCGACTGGGGATCTAGGTCCAAAGACAGCATCAGGATTAACTTTTAACTCAAGCACAGATGTATTATCAGGAACTTTTGCAGGAAACATTACAGGTAATGTAACAGGCAATACTTCAGGCACATCAGGTTCGACTACAGGAAATGCAGCAACAGCAACAGTTTTAGCCACAGCAAGAGATATTGGTGGCGTTAGTTTTAACGGATCAGCAAGTATAAACTTGCCAGGCGTTAATACAGCAGGTAATCAGAATACATCAGGAAGTTCAGCTTCTTGTAGTGGTAATTCAGCTACAGCAACTCTTTCTACAAACGTAACAGTTTCAGATGAATCTACCGATACTACATGTTTTCCATTATTTGTTACAGCAGCGACAGGCGACCTTCCACCTAAATCAGGAAGTAATCTTGCCTTTAATTCTAATTCAGGAATTTTAACAGCTACTGGTTTTGCAGGTGCATTAACAGGGAACGTAACAGGAAATGCTAGTGGAAGTGCAGGAAGTTGTACTGGAAACAGTGCTACAGCCACTACATCTACAAATGTTACAGTAGCAGATGAAAGTAGTGATACTACTTGTTTTCCTTTATTTACAACTGCTGCTACAGGAGATTTAGCACCTAAGTCAGGTTCTAATTTAGCATTTAATTCAAGTAGTGGCATTTTAACTGCAACAGGATTTGCTGGAGCGTTAACAGGCAACGTAACAGGCAATACTTCAGGTTCTTCAGGCTCATGTACTGGAAATTCTGCAACAGCTACTTCAGCAGCAACCCTTACAACTGCTAGAAACATAGGTGGAGTTTCATTTAATGGCTCTGCAAATATAGATTTACCAGGTGTAAATGCAGCAGGTTCACAAAATACCAGTGGTACAGCAGCAGGACTATCAGCAACTCTTGCAGTAGGAAGTGGTGGTACTGGAGCAACTAGCTTAACAGCTAACGGAGTTATTATTGGTAATGGAACATCTGCTCTTACAGCAGTTGATTTATCTACCAAAGGAAAGATTTTAATTGGTGATGGCAGTGGTAATCCACAAGCATTAGCTGTAGGTACAAATACCCATATATTAACAGCAGATTCATCAGAAGCAACTGGTGTCAAATGGGCAGCAGCAGCAGGAGGAGGTGGTGGATTAGCAGTTGTTACAGCAGTAAATCAATATGACTCTTCAAGTCCTTATGCAAGTTATTCATATACAGGATTTAGTTCAAGTTATGATAATTATTTAGTTTTAGTACACGCTATTTCACTTGCTGGAGATGGAGATGTAAATTTCCAATGGCTAGATGATGGAAGTGCATTAACAGGTGGTGCTTATAGAGTTGCTCTAAATGGAATAGATAGTAATGCAACAGACAGACAATTAGCATCTAACAATGAAACTAGTCCAAGAATATTTGATGATTTAAAAGGTGGCGATGATGCTCCTTTTTCAGGATTTATGTATATGCAACTTGGTAGAGGTGGTCGTTGGGATAGTGATAGTTCAGATTCGGAAGGCAATGTTAGACCAATGGTTACTTGTGATTTTGTGGGAAAAGACCATTCAAACTATGCAAGGTCAGTACATGGTGGTTTTTATTATGATGCTGCATCTGGTAACACAATGAATGGTTTTAAATTAACATTTGGTGGTGGTGGTGCTAATAAAGTTTGTTTAACAGTTTATGGAGTTGTAAGGAGTTAATATGGCTAAAGACTTAATAACAGATGCTAGTGGAAATACAACAGAACAAGATGAGTCTGTTGAGTCAGCTAATGCAAGAGCAGAAAGACAGACTGCTAATGAAGCAAAAAGATATGCTACATATAGAACAGCAGGTTATTTAGATGAAGACACAAATCAGAACACTAAAACTGTTTATGGAAGATTAGGAGAGCAACTTGATATGCTCTTTAAAGATATAGAAGCAGGAAAATTTGGAGATACTGCTAAAACAGGCTCATGGTATACACATATTAAATCAGTTAAAGACAACAACCCCAAAGGCTAGGAGAAATTAAATGGGATTAGAAACAGGAACATATATATCGGACTTAAATAGTTCAAACCCAGTAGCTGGTGATCCAGTTAACGAAGGTGATGACCATATAAGATTGGTAAAATCTACAGTTAAAGCAACATTTCCTAGTATTACTGGGGCAGTATCAGCAACACATACAGAATTAAATTTACTAGATGGCGTTACAGCTAATACAGCAGAACTAAATTATGTAGATGTTGCAACACTTGGTACAGCAGAAGCATCTAAAGCCGTAACAGTTGATGCTAGTAAAGACTCAACAGGTATTAGAAACTTAACAGTATCAGGCACATTAACCATAGGCTCTAACACAGCAACAACTTTACAAGCTGTATATCCAGTAGGATCTATTTATATAAATGCAGCCGTAGCTACTAATCCTGGAACATTATTAGGGTTTGGAACTTGGGCAGCTTTTGGAGCTGGTAGAGTTATAGTAGGTTTAAACGCAGCAGATAGTGATTTTGATACAGTACAAGAAACTGGTGGGGCTAAGACTCATACATTAAGCACTGCTGAATTACCATCTCATACACATAATTCAAATTTTGTAACAGGTGGTACTGGAGTATCAGGCGTAAATACAGCAGGTAATTACGATGCAGCAACCAATGCAACAAGTGCTACAGGTGGTGGTGGAGCACATAATAACTTGCAACCTTATATCGTTGCATATATGTGGAGAAGAACTGCATAATGCCAACCCTCCAAATATTAAATCCGAAAGGAATGATTAAAGATACAAATGATACTGCATTACCTAATGAATTTTTTTCACATACACAAAATGCTAGGTTTGAAGATAACGCAGCTAAAAAAGTATTAGGTCAAGACCAAGTCTTTGGAACACCGACTGTAGCTCCCTATTTTGCCCTAAATTGGTCAACAGGAGCTAATAACTATTGGTTCTATGCTGGTTCAGCTAAAATCTACAGATACGATGGCTCTAGTCATACTAATTTTACAAGAGCATCAGGTGGAGATTACTCTACTAACTTAACAGCTTCAGGTAATTGGACTGGTTCTATATTTAATGGATTGGCTATTTTAAACAACGGAGTAGATGATCCACAATGCTTGGCAACAACAGGTGCTGGTGCATTTACGGATTTAACCAACTGGCCATCAAGTACAACTTGCAAAGTAATAAGACCCTTTGGTAATTATTTAATAGCTTTAAACATGACTGAATCTTCTACAAATCTACCCAACAAGGTTAGATGGGGAGATGCAGCAGAAAACCTTACGCTACCTAGTTCTTGGACAGCATCTAGTACAAACGATGCAGGTTCTGCAACAGTAGGTGATGCAGGTGAATTTATTGTAGATGGGTTTCCACTTAAACAATCTTTTATAATATATAAAGAAAACAGCACTTACATAATGACTTTTACTGGTGGTAACTTAGTATTTGATATTAAAAAACTATTTGATGACTCAGGCGTTTTATCAAGAAACTGTGTAGCAGAATTTAATGGTAAACACTTTGTAGTAACTAATGGTGATTTAATTGTCCATAACGGAGTATCTAAACAGTCAGTCGCAAGTACAATCGTTAAAAGAACATTATTTGAAGAAATAGACAGCACTAATTATGCAAACATATTTGTAACTCATAACAAACAAAAGAATGAAATATGGGTATCTTACCCAACAGTTGGCTCAACATTCTGCAATAAAGCCTTAATATGGAACTATGAAGCTAATGCTTTTAGTTTTAGAGAACTGCCTGATATTCTACATATAGCAACAGGTATAGTAAATCCAGGCTCATCAGCAGTCTTATGGTCAGGTCAATCACAAAGTTGGATAGCCTACAGCACTACTGAGAACTGGGGTCAAAGAAACTTTAACCCAACAGAAACTAGCATACTAATGTCTAGTACAGGAGATACTAAGCTATACAGAGCAGACAATGGGTTTGATTTTGCAGGATCTGACTTTACTATGATTTTGGAGAGAAAAGGATTAACCCTCGATGGTAATACTAATACAGTAAAACAAGTAAGAAAGATTACCCCAAGGTTTTCTAGCACAGGAACTGCTGAAGTATTTGTAGGAAGTTCTATGACCCCTGATGGTACATATACATACAAAACACAGCAAACTATAGACCCTGATACACAAAACAAAGTAGATGCTAGAGCCACAGGCAAATATATAGCTATTAAGTTCCAAAACACAACAGCTACAACTTTTGAATTAAACGGATATGATATAGAATATGAGGTAATAGGAGAACGATAAATGTCCCAAGCACCTAAATATACGCCTAATCCAGTACCTGATAATCCTGAAGATTTACCCCAATATTTGTTACAAGAATTTCAAAAAATACAAGCAGCATTAGAAGAAAACCCTACCACATTTATAGAGGTTAAAAATGTAGCTCCAAGCAGAATAAAACAAGGTGATATAGTGTACGGAGATGGTACAAACTTTAATCCAGGAAGTGGCGAAGGAATTTACTTTAGAAACGCAGCAGGGAGTTGGGTGAAATTATGAGTTTATATATATCAGGAATACCATCGGAAAGAATTGATGAAGTTTGGCTAGAGTGCGAACCTTATATAGAAATGGGTAATGGTAAAAGTAGAGATGAAATGTCTGTTATGGATATTTACGCAAGATTATCAGAAGCTCGTATGCAACTATGGTTAGTTTTTAACGAAGATAGAGAAATAATATCAGTTTTAACTACAGAGATTATAGACTACCCAAGAAAAACTGTATGTAGAATAGTTACATTGGGTGGCAAGGATCTAGATATATGGGTAGAAGATTGGTTAGAAACTATAGAAGAATGGGCATTAGAGAATGACTGTGTAGCTATGGAAACAGTTTGTCGGAAAGGATTTATAAAAAAACTAGAGAGATTTGGGTATGAAAACGCATACACAGTTCTCGTAAAAGAACTCACAACAATACATTAGAGGTAATATTATGAGCAAAGGAAGTGCACCTAGCACCCAAACAGTAAAACAAGAACCATATGAAGGTCAAAAACCTTATCTATTGGATTTATACTCAAAAGCACAGGCTTTACCAACTCAACAGTTTTATCCAAATCAAACTTATGCTTCGCCTAGTGATTTAACTTTTCAAGCAGAACAACTTGCACAACAAGCAGCTTTAGGGCCACAAAGCACTATAGCTGGTTCTATACTTCCTTCTATACAAGAACAGTTGATGAGCCCAGCACAAAGATTTTCTGATCCTCTATTACAAGAATCTTTAAGAGCAGGTTTAAGACCAATGGAAGAAAGTGCTTCAAGATTACTTCAACAAGCTAGGAGAGGTGCTACACAAGCAGGACAACTAGGTGGAAGCAGACAAGGTATACTAGAATCTGAAGTTATAAAAGATTTATTAACTAAACAATCAGATGTTGCATCTAGATTATATGGTGATGTATATGGACAAACTTTAGCTGCACAAGGTAGAGGACTAGGATTAGCTCCAACAGCTATGCAAAGTATAATGAGTCCATCAGCTAGTTTAGCTAATATAGCAACAGCTCAAACAGCAAGAGCACAGCAACCTATTGATGAAGCTATGCAAAGATTTGCATTTGAACAGGCAGCCCCAGGTCAAGCATTAAGTCAATATGCTAATATTGCTGGTAATACATTATTGCCAGGTTCGCAACAATCTACAGGAGCAGGAGCACAAGGCCCAGGTGCACTAGCAGGTGCAATAGGTGGAGGTGGATTAGCTTATGCTGCTGGTATGTCCAATCCTTATATAGCAGGGGCAGCAATCTTAGGAGGTTTATTAGGATAATGATTAATTTAAATAGAAATCAAATAGTAGGACAGTTAGGCCCTGATGGGAAACCAATAGGTTTGTTAGATGCGATGATGGGTGTTAGACCAATTATGAACCCAAATCCTTTTAATGTACCTAGTCCATCACAAATAAATTATAGTGATTTAACTAGAGAACTTGCTGAAAAACCTGTTGCTGGTAATCAAAACTTTAACTTAATGAATACATTTAGAAATATGTTTGATATGCCTACTACAACAAGCAGTATAGTAGATGGTCAAAAAATTACTGAAACAGTTATGCCTAATGTAAACAATGTTACAGATATAGCTGGGAAAGCTGCAACATCAGGAGCAGATCCATTAATGTTTATGAGTGCTCTTAGTGGTTTATTAGAACAAAATCAACCACCACCTATGCAAGTTATGCCTATGCAACAAGCAGTTAGGGGTAATCCAATTCAAATAGCAGATTTGAGTAGATTTTATGGAGGAATTTTATAATGAGTAATGGCATTTTAAATGATGAAGAAAAACTGACAGGTTTTAGAGGTTTGTTAGGAAATTTAGTTCTTCCAGGGTTAAGTGGACAACCCACTAACAAACAAATGATTGATGCAGCAATACTTAGAGGTAGTTTAGAATTATTAAAACCTAGACAAGCTGATGAAAACTTTGCATCTCAAATAGGAAGAAGTTTACAAGCAGGTACAAAATTTATTGATAGCTTAAAACCTGACTTAGATCAACAAATAAAACAGTTAGAGTTTGAACAATTAAGAAAACAAGTGGAAGGTCAAGAAGAACCTATTGAAAGAACTGTTACAGAAAGAAATTTAGAAAGAGATGCTTTAGCAGATCAGGCTTTTGGTTTTGGCGATTACGCTACAGAAATATTAGGAATTGGAGGTAGATTTTTTGGTGCAGACCCTACTCCTGAAACAACAATGTCTATAAGAAATATAGAAGGACTTAATAGAGATTTATTAAAAGGTGCTGCTTCAGAGGTATCAGGCAGACCATCTGTTTATTATCTTCAATTATCAAGAGATGAATTACCTGAACCTGGTTTTACAAGTACAGATGCAGATGCTCTTAGAAAATATGAAACTTTACAAGAAAGGTATAGAGGACAACTAAACAAAAACAGACAAGCCTTAGAAAATGCAAAAATAAGAGGAGATAATTCTAAAATATTTAAAATAGAATCTGCTATCGCTGACCAACAATATTTTGTTGAAAGGTTAGATGGAGTTACAGATTCTTTAAGAAAAGACTTAGGACAAGGGCCTACTGTTGAAACTGATTTTAGCACAACAACTCCAGTACAAAATTTAGATGATAAAGAACTAGATAATATTTTAATTGATTTTAACCAAAGAGGAGATTAACCAATGGTAGATGAAAAAGTAAAAACTCCTAGTGGTGGTCAATTTATAGAAGCTAGAAGAAATGCTGAAGCATATTTTGAAGATACCAAAAATAGAGGGAAAATATTGGTTAATGCTGGTCGTTTATCAAAAGAAGATTATTATAAAAAAATAAGATCAGTAGGAATAGAAACTGGTGTAATTGAGCCTAATGAATTTCCAGGAGGTGCTCCTGAATGGTTAGAACCTGCTTTAGAAATAGGTTTAGGAATTACAGGTTATGTTGCTGGTGCAGCACTAGGATTAAGAAAAGGAGCTCCTTTAGCAGGTGGTGCAGCAGGTTATGGTGCAGGTGCTGGATTAGGACAAGCATCTTTTGATGCAATTAATAAATTAACAGCAGATGAAGGACAAGTAGTAAAGCCTAACAATGTTATTTTAAAAGATGCCTTACAACAAGCAGGTATTGATGCAACTTTGTCTTATGGCATAGATAAAGTAGTTCTTCCTGGTTTAGGTAAAACTTTTCAAGTTGCAAAAAATGTTAGCATTGGTGCAAAAAACAAAGCTGTAAAAGGATTACAGGCATTTAGAAACAGATTGAGTCCTGAAGAACAAAAAAAATTCGTAGATAAGTTTGGTAAAGGTAAAGCAAGTGAAACAGAAATAGGTAAAAGTTATGCAAAATCAAAAGAAGAAAGTCAATCTATTATTAATGCTAATAGAGCACAACTAGAATCAGAAGGCTTAACACCTACAAGATATCAAGTTTTATCAGGATCAGGAACTATAGGACAGGTTTTAAGAGGAGCTTCTGATGCTGCACAAATTATTCCAGGTGCAAGTTTTTATGGAAAAAAATCTTATCAAAATACAGTAGATGATACATTAGCTAGTTTACAAAACCCAATTATTTCAGGATCAAATAAAAATTTAAACGATAGAGCAGCTTTTGCTTCAGGAAATGCTTTTATAAAAGACATAAAAGGAGATTATGTAAGAAATCCTGCAAAACTAGAAGCTATTGAAAAATCTTACGAAAGTTTACCTATAACAGCTTATTCTAATTTAATTAAAATTAGTGATGATAATATAGCAAGATATCGCAAAGATTATAAAGAATTTGATACTGGTTTAAAAGAAACAAAAACTAAATTTACTACAGACCTTATACAAGAAGATATTGTAAAATTTAATACATTGTTGAAATCTGCTTTAGGTGAGAAAGAAACTGTTGCTTTTTCTAAAGAATTACCAAGCATGATGAGAAAAATTATAAGTCCTACAAAAACTCCTGCTAAATTTAAGTTTGGAGTAGATGCAGGTAAAGTTCCAGAAACAATAACTCCACCTCTTTCCGAACTATCAGGAAAAGATATTTTACTTTTTAAAACACAACTTAGAGAATTAAGAAATAATAGAAAAGTTTTTGAAACAAGAGAAGCTGGACTTAGCTCATCAGAAAAATTATTAGCATCAGCATTAAGCAAAATAGAAGGAAATGTTGTTAAAAGTATTGAAACTAAACAACCTGAATTAGCTGCTAAATTTACAAAAGCAAATAGTGTTTTTAAAGAAAATAATCAATTCTTAGCAGATAATGAGGGTTTATTGGCTTTTGGTAAAACTTTAGATGGAAAAGACTATAATCCTTTTGTTTACGATGGATTTAAAGATGAATTTAGAGAATTAACTGGAACTGAATTTAAAACAATACTCGGTAGAGGTTTAGGAAAAGAAATGACAGCTCAACAAGTTGTCAAAGATTTTTTAACAAAACCTGAAGGCATTGGTAAATTAAAAAATATTATGAATAAATCTGCTAAAATTAAAATGGCAGAAAGAAAAAAAGAAGCAATAAAACAAGGATTAAAATTTGAAGAAAAAAATATACAAATACAAGCTATAGAACCTATTGTAAAAAATGGAAAAATTATAGAACAAAAGGTTGTTACTAAAAAAGTTTCAGAAGTTGAAAAAGCAGACCAAGAATTTGGAGAATTATTAATTAATGAAATAGAAGATACTTTTGATAGCACTTTATTATTAGGGTTAAGAGAAAGTGGATCGTTTAATCCTGATAGTTTTTTAAGAAAAATAGGAGCTAGTTATTCAGAAGGAGCTTTATCTAAAAAAAGATATTACAAAGAATTAATAAAACAAGCACAAAAAACAACAGATGTTGCCACAGGTGGTAAATTTTTAGAAAATATAACTTACGATAGATTTGTTAGTTTTGGAAAAATGTTTAAAGGTTTTCAAGATGAGCCAGGAGTAAGTAAATTTCTATTAAGGAGAGCACCATTAGCATTATCTAGTGGAGTTACATTATCTAAAGTTTTGCCTATAGCTGGTGCTGGTGCTGGTGGAGCATTACTGGGAGCAGGTGGTTTTATTGCTACAATGGGTATTATAAATCTTTTTAATAAATTTATTTCTCAACCTTTGGGAAAAAGTTACTGGCAAAGTGTTAAGGGCGACAAAAATAAATTAGGAGAATTTTTAAAAGCTATATACAGCGATGTTATTGGACAAGATGCTATTAGATATCAATTTCAAGTTTCTAATTTATTAAGACAATTACCTAGAGGTTTAGCTGTTGGAGCATCACAACCTGATGCAGCACCAAGAACAAGAGAACAATATTATAACCCTGGACTAGAAAGATGATACCAATGGAACTAATTTCAATGCTTGGCTCTACTGTACTAGGTGGTGTTATGTCTATTATGGCACAGAAAGGACAAGCTGAACAAGAAAAGCAAAAGATGTTGATGCAACGAGCAGGATTTGCAGCAAAACAAACTGACAAAGCTCGTAATGTTAAAGATGCACATACCAAACATACTAGAAGATGGATAGCTTTAATGTGTGTATTTTCTATTATAGTCGTACCAATCGTTGCACCTATCTTTACTGATGTTAATGTTATCTATCAGATTATAACTGAACAAGATTCAGGTTGGTGGATATTTGGTTCTACTTATGAAACATCTATTTGGAAAGAAGGCAATTCAATATTTATAACTAACCTACAATCACACACAATATTCTCAATTATAGGATTATATTTTGGTGGTTCTTTAACTAGGAAGTAAAATGGTAGCTAAAAAGTATCAAAGCAAAACTGGTGGTTTAAACGAAGCTGGTAGAAAATTTTTTAAAAGAACTACAGGAGCTAATCTTAAAAAA